GTTGTAGTGCAGACCTGTGTGCTCCTCCTGTGGCGTGCCGGCGTAGCGGTAACTGGCGGCGCTGTCGACCACCTGCAGGCCGCCCCAGATGACAGCCGGTACGTCAAACTGCCGGTGCGTGCCGTCGCTGTTGGCGTAGTGGCTGCGGATTTGGTCAACCTGTGCCTGTGTCAGTCCTTGGTAAGTGAGCTGCAGCGTGTGGCGGTTAACGCGGGCAGAATGGCGGAACCGAATAGGGCCAGCGAACGTGGCCACCTCGGTCAGGTTTTGCTGCCCGTGGTCGAAGCTAATGGCGTTTGGAACCAGCGTCGGGAAATCGGCCATGGCTAGATCGTGTACGGCGGCACCAGTTCCAGCTCCACGCTAGTCTCGATGAGGCCCGGAGAATACGAGGTCTGCGGGCTGTTGACGTAGATCCAAGCGTAGTTTGCCGGGAATGTCAGCCCTGAGCCGAGCAGCACGATTGCCGGCAGATCGAACGGCGTAAACCGTCCGTGCATCGTGTAGTGGCTAAGGATTTGGTAGTGCTGCGCTGTCGTTAGGCCGCGATAGCCAAGCCGCAGCGTGTGCCCGGTTGACGCATTGGTGTGGCGGATGCTGGTTTCGTCGCCAGTCAACACCTGTGAGATGCTGCTAGGCGTGGAGCCCGGCGTGTAGGTCCGAGACTGCGGCGGTAGCGAGGGGAAGTCAGCCATTACGGAGGTGGGATTAAAGGTACTTCTTGAGGGGAACCTCCTGTTGGTGTAAAAAAATATGTTACGTTATCCAGTGAAATGCCTGGAGCAACCGGGCCATCAAAGAGTACATAGCCGGGAGCATATCCAACTATAATAGCGTAAGCGTCCACCAGGTTTCCGTTAATATCTACGCTTTCGACAATATAAGCCCAGCCTGTTGTTCCGGGCCACGGATTATTTTCGTAAAACTCTCTGCGAGCGGATACAGATACTGCATTCGCATTAAAAGTGAATGAGTTTGTCTGGGGAAATAAACCGGAGCTTGTCCACTGGAAGTAAAACGTACCAGCGCCTGATGGACGTGTTGCGGTGCCGAGTTGAATAACGTCACCCGGATCAGGCAAAACAATAGGCGGCGTTGGATCGGAAACGGATTCTCCACCATAGCCCGTAGGCGAAGACGGATCAGGGCATTTTCCTACACCGACCACAGTTTTACCGACGGCACTTGCATTTGCAGCCACGATATATGTGGCTGCTACACCTTGACTAACTACTTCAATATCTCCAGTTGTGTCATCGACTAAACGCCATTCCATATAGTATCCGGGGCACGGCAAAACGTATTCAAGCTCGTCGCCTGCTTTGGGGTTACCGGTATATCCTGTTATTGCGCCAAGTCCTGGATATCCCGGATTGCCTACATCGCCCGTCGGCGTACCTTCGTTGCCTACGGTTATATCACTGTCAAAACTGCCAGCGCCGGGGAGGTTGGGGAGATTGCCGCCGACATCAGAGATGGGTGTGCTGGAGGTGTTGAGGTTGCAGCTAAAGTCGGCGCGGCCTGTCGGTAGGGTATAGCCTGCGCCAGTGGCTTCGGCAACGGCAAGTGCCACCAGGCTGCGATTTTGGCTGTCGACCGGGAAGTGCATCAGGTCCAGCTCAACAGTGCCGCTGATGCTTTTTGTGATACGTTCCACCTCATAGATGTAGTCGTGGTAAGTGGCGACGTCGGGCTCGGTTTCGCGCAGCAGCCTGACACGCACCAGATCACCGATGACAAGGGTGCCGCCGTAGGTGTCTGGTTTGACGCGGATGCGGAGGCTGTGGGTGATGTACTTGCGCCGGGCGACGTAATAAGCGCCAACCTTGATTGCGTGGTTCTCGGTGGTGCAGAACTCGCTGAGATCATGCTGCTCGAAGGGGCCGTTAAGGGCCTCGCCACTGAACCGCACCTCGCTGGTACGCACCACGCCGACGTCCGTGTCGGGCTGCTGGCGCCACAGCATCAAGGCGCAAATGGGCTTGCGCTCGCTGAGTGGGATGTACTCAATCTGGAAGCCGCCAGGCATTACGTGGTCTTCTGTGAAGGTGAAAACCCACGTGACGGCTGTGGTTTTAATGGTGTAGTCGTTGTTAATTGGCACCAGTGGGCGAAATCCCTTTTTGCCCTGTTTGTCGCTCAGACGCAGCAGAAACTTAGGCCCGATACTTTGCAGCCAATCCTCTAAGTTACTTGATTCTTTGAACTCACCGTTGTAGAAGAATGAGTTGGTGTTTGTGAAGTTGGCCGCCAATGTCATGGCAGTTGTGTCTATCAAGTCCGATGGGAGGCGACTTGACTGGTTGATGAGATATAGCGCTAGGTCAACAATGTTGTTGCTGGGGCCGAGAGTGCTGTCGAGGATGCGTGTAACTTGCATCCCGTCGCGCACAAAAGCATGGATCTGGCGGTCCCACTTGTCGTCACCGTTTGGATATTCCCACTCAAAGCTGAGTGTGGTGAGGTTTGTATAAAGGCCGCTTGTGCCGCAATGTACAGGCGCTTTTTGGATTGTGAAGGTTTCAGCAGTAACTTTGCGCGTTTGTAGCACTGGGCCACCGGGGCCAGGGCTTAACGAACCGGGGTAATAATGCTGATAACCGTTGTAAATAAAGTCCCAGCCACCGTATTGGTTTTTTGTGGCGTTGTACCACGTCGGATTTGCGGTGGCGGGCGCATCGAACGAAAATTGGACATTATCGACTAGACTGTCAAGGCTTGTTATGAAGTTGCCGGGCAACCACGTTCCAGCGCGGCGGTTATATGTTTGGTAGTATTCACCAATTTTGCAGGCGCTTTGGTATAAATCATTGAGTGGGATTTGCGGTAGGTCGCCTTCGCTGAGTACCAGTTGGTAGTTCACGATGAGCGTATTGTTGTTGTCATTTTCAAAGCGGCCTTCGGTGGCGCCAGGTGAGACCCACACGCCTCCGTTGTTGTTAAGGCGGCGGCAGAAGACAATCGGGACAGGTTCGCCGAGGGCAATAGAGCGCTGGCGCACGTCAAGCTGCTGCGTGCCACGTGCTGCTAGCTCTTCCTTGGGCGTGGTGATTGCCCCAGTTAGGTAGGGCAGCAGTTCCAGTGGGTCGCGGACGACGATGCTCATAGCTTCATTGGTGAGCCGATAAGTAGATTCGTGAACTTACGCGGCGGCACTTGCGCACCGACGGGCGCAAGGCTTGAGCCAATCGTAATGGTCCAGTTCACGAATGAACCGCTGATGCGCACCACTTCACCTGTGATGCTGCCGATGAGTGTTTGGCCGGCCGGTGGTGCGGATTGCCCGATGAGGGAGTCAAACTCATATATTTCAATCTCGCACAGCCGGTTGTTGCTTAGTGCTGCGGTGAAGGCCGCGACAGCCTGGTTGGTGGCTGGCACCTCGACCGTGATGTCGTTGCCACTGCCTGCGCCACTGACGATGCCGTTAGCCGTAAACGGATGGTACGACCACGATGCGCTGTCCCAGGTAACGGTCTGGTTGATGTAGTAACCCTGCCAGCGCAGGTAGGTGCCGCTGTTGTCGAAGATGCGTAGGTATTGAGCCTGTGCGCGGCTTGTCATGACACACCGGTAAAACGGCGGGCGCTGTAGCTACGGCTGTTGTTGAGGATGGTGTCAGCCACCGCCTGCAGGCCTGCTTCCATGTCCTGTATTGTTACATAGTTCTGCCCGCCTTGCTGCATCACCGGGCCGGTTTGGATGTTGATTGCAGGTGGGGCAGCGTTACCGTCGATCGCACCAGCGCCTCGGGCGCCGAGCATGTAGTTCATGGCGAAGGCGGAGGCTTTTGATTCGGGCACCACATACTCGCCCTGGCCGCCTTCGCCGATCATGGCTACGGTCGGGCTATTTACATAACCACCTTTAGCGTAGTGGGCTTTGATTTGCATTGCGTACGGTTGTTGACCGATACTCGATTGTCCTGTAACGCGAGCTATATTTGCAGCGGCGGTAGACGCAGCATTAGACACTCCGACTAAAGCTGCCTGCATACGACTTGCTTGGATTACTCCGACAGCGAGTGAACCGGCGAGCCGGTCAGCTTGTTGTTTACTAAGACCTATTTCTTCTGCCGCTAAGCGCTGAGCTAGTTGACTTTCAGCTTGAATAAGTTTTGTCTGATAAACAGCGGCAGCTACTTGATCTTGGTTTTGAACGATTTGCGCAGTCGCGGAAATCTGGTCGCGTGAGGCTTGGATAATCTCAGTCTGTATAGCTAATGCTTTGTCATACGCCTCTGAAATCGTTTGGACTTGTTCCGGGGTATTTCCACGAGAAACAGCTTGAGCGATACCGAGCGCTTTCTCGGCCTCTATTTGCTGGTATTTAATTTCTACAAGTTTATACTCAAGTTGGGCTTTTTGTAGTAATAGCTCGTTGTTAGCTTTAGCCTGACGATATTCAATATCTGCGGCAGCTACTTGCTGGTAAAACTGGTTAATGGCGATATTGAAGCGTTGCTGGGCAGTAGTCGCTAATTCGTACTGCCTCTGCAACTGCGTTGCATACAAATCATTCAATGCCGCTTCTGCACTGAGGCGAGATTGGGTGACAGCGTTGGAACGCTCCAAGGCATCACGTTGCTTTTGAACAGCTTCGGCGGCTTGTTGATATTTTTCGTTATTGCGTTCAATCTGTAAACCTTGCTGTACTAGCAAATCACGAATATCCTGCTGTTTCAGGGCTTGGGCTTCTAACCCATCAGTTTGTTTTAATGCCAGTTCAAGTTCTTTACGCGCTCTAGCATCTGTAGTTTCAACTAATTTTGCGTTAATATCTGCACGTTTTTGATCGAATTCGGCTCTAATTTTCTCTGTAGCGAGCTGCGAATCTAACGTTGCGTTTATCTGTTTTTCTGCAGCGGTTAAGCCTAAAGTACGCTGCTTTTCGATACCTAAGATTTTACTATTTAACATTATTTCTTTATGTAATTGATCTGTCATAGCTACAGCAGATGAGTATTGTTTTTCCTGTTCTTCGCTTATATATGGCAGTATTTTACTTATTTCAGTGAACAGCCCTGTTACTGGTGAGAGCACTGGTTCAAACTTAAGTAGCAACTGTAGCAGTATGTTTACGCCTTGCACTGCTTTTGCGATTCCTTGTAAAATCGCCGCAAGGGCGCTAATTGCGGGCTTACCGAGAATACTGAGTAGACCGGAAACGGCGCCAACTACTTCGTTCCAGGCGGTGCTGAGGGTCCCAACCGCTTGGGATATGGCGGCTGTTTCTTCGGGTAATAGACCTGTTTGCTTAGTTACTTGTTTAGCAAGGGCCGCACGAGCTGCTTCGCCGTCACCAGCTTTTTTAAGTCTGTCGATTGTAATACTAAGTTCAGCGTTTACAGCGATGGTGCTATCGCGTAAAGAGTCAAGATTTAGCGTACGTCTGGCTACATCTATTTCGTTGATGCGTCGTAAAGCGTCTTCTAGTTGTTGGCCGATGGCGGAGCCGAGGATTTGGCCGCCAAAGCCTGTGCCAACAAACGATCCGAGTAGACCGCCGGCTACTTGTCCGGCTCCGCCGCCAAACAACAATGGGAAACCTGCGCCGAGGGCTAGGTTTTCGAACATGGCCTCCCGTGCGCCGGGGCTTCCGGGATAGTCACGACCTCCGCGAATAGGAGAGGTCTGCCCGCGTTGCTGACCTTGGGGAATGGTAGGTAAAAC